ATATCCAAAGGAGGATATTCCAACTCAATGTTATCAACTTTATTTTTAAGTTTTAATTTTGTAACTTCTTCTAAAACACTAATCTTCCAGTTTGTAAATATTTCAATTGCCTTTTTATTTCTATCTTCCTCTTTATTTACTCTAGCTTTAACTTTTATAACTTTCTGCTCCCACCTTATATATTCATCTTCAGTATTATTGCAAAGATTTTTTATTGCCTGCTGTTCATTACTAGCTTGTTTAGATTTAGTAAGAAGGTCTTTTAATTTATTTTCTTCATCTTTAAACAAGTCTTGAGTTTCTATAAGACGCTGTTCAAATTGATAAACCATATCTTCATGCTTTTTAGCCTTCTCTTCTAAAGCATCGTACTGATCTTCATAATAAGCGATTTTCTTTTTACCTTCTTCTATAGTAACATTAATGTTACTATTAATAGAATCAAGTTCATCTAAAACATTATCTTTTTTTACCTGAATACCTGCGAGTTCAACCTTAGATTCCTCACATTTAGACTTATAACGTTCTAACTTTGCCATTTTATCTAAAAGATTTTTCTCTTTATCTTCAATCTTTTCAACAGCACTTTCATACTCACAAAGTTCTTTTTCAGCTTTATCAACTTTCTTTAACTTGTCAGATAAAAGCTTATCATTAAAATAAACGCTACCTTTAAGACCCTGTAACTTCTCTTCTTCAAACTGTGTATCTTTTGATAATGATGTAAGTTTTTTAGTTTCAGAATTATATTCTTTTTCTAAAGATTTAAGCTCTTCTTCTTTACATTTAACAGATACAGACAGGCTATCATTTTGACGTTTTAAAGAATTATTTCTCTTAACAATTGCTTGTTTAAGATCACTATTGCTTATAGGTATTGGTTTTTTTCCACCTATCTTAGCCATCTATTCTCCTTAATGAAATGATAATATTTTAACAACCTCATCAGTGCCTGTATCACTAGTTGCAAATTTTATTTGTTGCACAACGATCTTATCTATAGTTACTGGAAATTCACTTAATAAATATGTTATGGTATCGCCATAACTTCCATCTATTTTAAGTTGAAATGAAACTGTGTTAGCATCATCTCCAGATACTTTCGTTATTGTAAATTCTTTAGCAGGATTCGCAGACCAATCAGCACTTTCATCTCCAGCACCTGTTATATCTGTTTCATTAATAGTTACATTTGCCTGTTTATAAGTATAATAAGCTGCTGCATTCGTTGCTTCTTGTACTGTAAAAGCAGTTCTTCCATATTTACTTGCCATTTTATTACTCCCTTACCCTAAGCCATGACTGGCGTGAATGGGTTATTTAGTTTTCTTCGTTTTCTTCTAAAAACAACTGGTCATTCACTTCTATAACACCTTGTATCTTAGTTGCCCTAGTTTTGTGAAATTCTATTTGTTCTAAACTTTCTTTAAGTTGAATAAGTAAATTCTCTTTAGCCTCTTTCCATTTAGCAGTATAATCAACTTTTTCTGCTACATTATTAGTTTCTTTAACTTCTTCTACTGTTTCCACTTCTTTTGTTTTACTTGCTCCCATACTATTGTTCCCTCGTTTTAGTTTAATAAATCTTTATCTAATAATTTTATATCATGGCTATCAAGTTTCTTATCAGCTTTATCTTTACCCATAAGTTCAACCATAGTCTCATACATTAATTCTTTCATCTTCTGCATCTCTGTATATTGTTGCCATATTGCACCATTATGAAGACGCTGCATACCAGTAACATTTATATAATGATTAGGAGTTCCATCCTCTTTATGCCTACCAACAAGACCTAATTCTGCAAGTTTCTCATGATTATACTTAACAAATTCATCAAATTTACTATCAATTAATCCAGATTTATGTCCTTTAGATAAACTTAATGCCCTTACAAGATGGGCATCATCATATGCATCAAATTGGGTAGCAGCTGTACCGCTATCAGCAAAGAAGTCACCTTCTGCATCTATGGCAAATTTTGCACCACCATTATTCTCAACTAAAAATATTATACCACCAGACCCATGTGCTGTAGTAGAAACCCCCGTCTTCAGAACAGTATTAATAACAAAAGCAGCATCACTAGATGCATCAACTGCATCAGTATCTTCAGTAGTAGCTACAGCATGTAAGTACACAGCTCTTGTAGCCTCAGTAATCGCATCTATTTCTAGTCCTCCACTAGCACCAGTATACTTTTTAAATTGAGCAAATACGTCAGTCTCTGCAACATTAGTCACTCCATGTGCAACATCACCAGTACTTGACAGCGTAAGTATTGCATCATCATCAGTTAATTGATCTATTTCAAGATTTGCATTTGGTGTTTGAGTCCCGATACCGACATTTCCAACCGAAGTAATCTGCATTCGTATTTGAGGAACGGTGTCTGAATTATCTTCTGGTGATGTAGCAAATGATAGACCTGAACCATGAGTATCAGCATCCCAACCTCCATCCGCAAGTGAATAAATCCTTGCTCCTACAAACATATTACTACTACCATCTTCTGCCCCTGCAAATTCAATTCTACCCAACTGTTGACCGCTACCCATAGAACTTCCATCATTACACGATAGTCGAAAATGCCCACCAGAATTACTCCCACCTGCTGCTGTCTCTTCTACATGCAATCTAGTTGCTGGTGTAGCAGTCCCAATACCAACATTCTGATTTGAACCTAAAATTGTCATAGCCCTTGTAGCATTTGTTTGGAATCTTAAATCAGTTGTACTTGCAGTCCCAATCTGACCTTCTGCATTTTCAAAGGTGATTGTATTTTGATTCAATTTCGCATACCTAGTACCTGATGCAGAATATATTCCTAAACCTACAGAATCATCATAAGCACGTATTTCACCTCTAACGTCCAATTCAGAAGCTGGTGTAGCAGTCCCAATACCGACCTTGCCATCAGATTTAATCCATACTTTCTCACTAAGAGTTCCATTATCAGCCGTCTCAAAGCTAATATAAGAATCATTAGTACCAGCAGTAGATGTAAAGCTTTGTTCCTTTACGCAATTTATATAACCAGCTGGTACAGCAGTTCCACTTGTATTCTCAAGATCAAAACCGATACTAACATATCCAGTTGTATTGGCTGCATCGCTTTCATTGGTTAATTTTAAAGCTGTGAACCGTCCATCAGTATCTTTACTTATTTCAAGTGAAGAATCAGGTGAAGCAGTCCCAATACCGACACTGCCATCTTTATCAATTACCATCCGTGGAGAGCCTAGACCAGAAGACCCTGTATTACCATCTTCAGTATAAAATTCTAACTTTACAGGATTGTTTGAACTAGAGCCCCAAGCTCCTTGAGCTTTAGCTAATATTTTTCCACCAATTCGATAACTATCTCCACCGCTACTATCCCATCCAGCAAAATCTATTTCTCCTATAATATTTGTATCAGCTACTGCTGGGCTAGATGCATTTTGAGATAAACTCAATACAGCACCACCAACACTGCCAGATTCAATATGTAAAAGACTTCCTGGTGAAGTAGTCCCAATACCTACATTCTGGTCAGAATCAATATGCATTGCTATAACATTTGTATTATCCTTAGCTGTCCAAAATGACAGATTGCTATCAGAAGTTCCACCATCTGCATAAGTACCATCTTTACCAAATACAATTTTACCACCAGTCCTGTCATCTGTGCCATGAAAATGAGCTTCTAAATTACAAGTTTCATCTGTACTGGTTGTTTCATCTTTATTTGTTAGCCTAAGTACAACTGCTGCTCCTGCTTTAGTTTCCGCTATATCTAATATAGCTCCTGGTGTAGCAGTCCCAATACCGACATTGCCTGATGATTTAATTGTCATGGCATTTGTTGACCCATCATTAGTAAGAAAACCCATATCTGTAACTGCTCTCATTACTAAATCATCAGAAGTATAACCAGCACCCATATTTGCCCCATCACCAACATATCCTGCTAAAGTAGTATCTGCATTGTAGATATTTAGAACACCAGTACGAATACTTCCATTAACATGTAGCTCTTTTTGAGGTGTAGCAGTCCCAATACCAAGTTTAGAAGAAGACCCTAATATTAAATCATCTGTGCTTTCATCCCATAGCATATATCCATTTGTAGCTGTAGCTCCAAAGAATTTAACATCATAGCCAGTATCATCAACACCAACAGTAAAAGTTGCATCAAGTTGAACATTTCCATCTATATCAACCGCATCTAAATTAGTAGTTCCATCTACATCTAAATCACCATTAAAGTCTGCATTACCAGCTAATGTTAACGTAGATGCCATGTCAACCGCACCGTCAATATCTACAACATCAAGATTGGCAGTGCCATCTACATCTAAATCTGTTCCTACATATAATTTCTTAGCTATGCCTACACCACCGTCTATAATTGTAGAACCAGAAGTTGAACTAGAGGCATCTGTTGCACTATTTACAGTTAAAACACCAGCAGCAGAAATCGTTAGAGCATTGCTAGAACCAATAGTAGTTACGCCTGAGGAAGTTGCTAGATTTGCAGCTGTTGCATTATTAAGAATAGTACCGACATATAATTTTTTAGCTATACCTACACCACCATCAGTATGAAATGAACCAGTAGTTGTACTTGATGAATCAACAGTACTATCTATACTTAGTGTCGAAGTAGACCCAGCTAATACTAAATCATCCCCAGACTCATCCCATAATAAATAATGAGATGCGGTAGCTCCAAAGAACTTAACATCATGACCTGTGTCATCAACTCCAACTGTTAAATCGCCAGTTATTGTTACCGTATCAGTAGTAGATTCGGTAAGCTTTATCATATTAGCTCCACCTACATATATATCAAGTACATCAGCACTTGACTCTTGTATATAGGTATTACCAATGCCATCTAAATAAAGTTTGCTTGCAGCAGGGAGTGCTGCATAGACAGAAGCTGCTGTGCCATGACCATAAAGACTAAGTACATTACTCCATGACCCACTAGCAAAAGACATGAAGTTTAATTTATTAGTTGATGAGGAGGAAACTAATCGCCATTGGTCAGCATTATCATCACCTTCATCTGCAAATAATCTAAGTATAGCATCATCACCCTCATCTCCAAGTATCTTTAAAGAAGATATTGTAGTGGAGAATGTCTGTGCACCACCAGATTTTGTATTTGTATCAACTGTCCATGTTGTTGATGTTGAGGACATTAATTCTCCTTTTTACATAGGGGGAACGGACAAAGCCCGAACCCCAGATTTACGAGACTTTTGTTTCATCATTTGTTGCTCGTACATTTGTCTAAAATAATTTGCTTGTTCCATATTACCTTGATCTTCATATAACCTTGATTTCACATAGCATACTAATTGTGGATGAAGGGAAGTATCAAGACCAATATCAGTATCTAAATCCTCAGTAGAAGCTGTGACAGTCTCATACTTTGACTTATATATCATCCTAAGACCGCCATCAATAAAGAGAGATGTAAATGTGCCTGTTTCATCATCACTAGTTCCATCTGAAGGATCACTAAATGTAAATGTATTAGCATCAGTAACAGTAACTGTATAATCGCCATCATATGAATCTGTCCCACTTATCGTTACTCTATCATCAGTAGCAAGGCCATGAGAAGCGGATGTAGCAGTTGCAGTTGTTGCATCACCATCTAAGTCTGTTATAGTCCCACTTAAATTTCCGCCACCTTGAAACGTATCATATTTTTCTGTAGTTCTCTCGGAACTATCAGTAGATGTTGTGTCTAAAGATAATATTGCTATACGTTGGTCATCATTAAACCATGCAAAATAATCATTAGGATAATTTCTTTCTGCCATATTATTTCCTATTTAAGTGCATCATTAGAAGCATCAGTATCAGCTCTAAGTAATTTATGCGGATCGGTAAGCTTTGGTATCATTATATACCTGTCATTCGTATCTAGTATTTCTACTCTTTCAATACTCATAACCTTTTCTGGAAGATTATACCATCTCTTATGCTTTTCAAGATCAGTTGTAGCAGATACAGTATAACCTTGTTTCTTATTAGCTATATCCATTAAACCATCATTTATAAGCTGTATAAGATATGCCTCAGGATTTCTTCCAAACAACTTCTCTAATTGTGAAAATACTGTTTTAACTGTCATGATTATGCTCCACCTCCTTGTTGTGCTCCACCGCCTGTTAAAGCTGCTAAACCACGCCCATACTCGGCAGATAATTTTGCATATTGATCGCCATACCATTGATATTTTGTTGTATCCATTTGAAGTCTTGTTGTAGCTTCTGCGACATACCCAGTTGCCACAGCTAATTTAGATTGAATCTCGGAAGCATATGCTTGGGTAGTTTGAGAATATCCACCAGCACTTGCCATATAACCATTCCCAGTTCCTATAAACCCTTGAGCAACCTTACTATATCCGTCTGCCACACGTGAGTATCCACCGCCACTTGCAATATATCCATTAGCAACCCCTATTTGTGCCTGAACTTGAGCTACACGTGAACTAACCTCACCTCCATATGCTTGAACCTCTTGTGCGGAAGCCTGGGCTTCTTGTAAATATGCATTACCAGCTGCTAATCTTGATTGTGATTCTTGTCTTTTTGCTCCAGCTTGTGCTAGCCTTACATTAATTTCAGATATATATCCATTTGCAATGGCAATTTTTTGACTAAGTTCATTTGCGAATCCTTGTGCTGCGTTTAAAAATACACTCGCTTGATTCCCATATGCACCTGCTGTACCAAGATACGCCTGTCCAGTTTGATTATAACCAGATGCAGTTGCTAAATATCCATTAGCTACAGCTATTTGCCCATTAACTTGTGAAATTCTTGCATTTACTTCATTAACATACCCACCTGCTTCTGATAAATATCCTTGTGCTAAACTAATATATCCTTGTGTTGTGCTTAAATATCCTTGTGCTTTTTCCATATCCTCTGCATCAACTTCCACCTCTGCCTTGTCAACTTCTAACTCAGCCTTATCTACTTCAGCATTAACAAGATCAGCAGCAGTTTTTACAGCAGCAACAGCTGTATCTATACCGCCATCAATAAGAGTAACTGTTTCTAATATTTCAGCTTTTGCTAAATCAACTTCGGGATTTGCTAAATCAACCTCAGCATTTGCAAGCCCTATTTCCGTTCCCATACTGCCAAGTGCTGTTACTGCACTATCTGCTTGTGTATTAATTAGATCACATATTGCTTGTGTTTCATCCATCTCTGTAATTATTTTAGCAGCTGCTGTATTTACCGCACCTTCACTATCAGTTTCCCCTAAAGTAAGAAGTGCATCAGATTTATCAAATTCTGTATTTGCAAGTGCAACCGCTGTGTTCACCCTACCTGCTGCTGTTGCCATTGCTGCTACTGCGGTATCTATACCACTATCTACAAGAGCTGCTGCTTCAGCCAATTCTGCTTTTGCTAGATCAACTTCAGCATTATCAAGCCCAACCTCTGCTACCATTTTATCTACCTCAGCATTTGCAAGAGTGATTTCAGCAGTAGCCTTATCAACCTCACCATTTATAAGTGCAACCTCTGTATGCATATTGTCTGCTATTGTTAGGCATTCATCTATTTCTGCATTCGTAGCTGTTAAAGCAGTTCCAATATCACTATTGAAGCTAGAGGACATTGTTGATTGATATTGCAATAATTGTTTAGCAGCTGCATATAATACTACAAGATACTCAGCTTCATCGGGAAAATTTGCAATTACACTAACAGCACTTACATCTACTGTTGGATATGTTATATGGTGAACTACAGCTGTTTGGTTTGCAGTTGTAGTTGGCTTTACTTTTAATGTAGAAACATCTGAGGAACTATCTATCCAATACACAGGATCAGTAGCAGTTCCATAATAATTTAAATCTGTTGAATCTGTTGCAAGACCACCATACTGAGCGGGTATCTCTCTTACCGCAACTTGATAACCTCCACTATCAGCAGATAAACGTGTTACATGTAAAATATCTCCAATCCCATCTACATCTAAAGTTGTTGCACTATTAGTTAGTGTACTAACTGTAGAACACTTTGCTTTTAGATTTACTGGGAGTTGATGAATAATCTCTTTACAAGCATCTGCTGCCCATTGGTCACACGCAGTTTGATCTATAGTCCCTCCAACTAAATCTGTTATTTGTGTGTCAAAAGCCATTATCGACTATTCCTCTCAGCTATGTCTTTATCCATTGTTGTATGGTTAAATTCTATTTTTGTAGTTTTAGACCAAGTCTTGCCCATATTAACATAATTACGTGTATCATCATGGTCTTTAACATAATGACCACAACCACATATCATCTCTGCTTTAGTCTCGCATTCTACCTTTGTATTACATCTGTGACAAATAAATATTATAGCCATATTATTTCTTTTTCCCTTTTTTCTTTTTAGAAAGGACTTCACCTACCATCTTTTCTATTCCTTTCTTCCTATAGGGTTGTTTCCAGGTCTGCCCATATTTTTCTATATTAAATTTATCAATATCTGCGTATTCTTCAGCCTTGGGAACAATATCAAGAATATTTGTTTCCTGTACTTTCCTACCTTTTTTATACTGTGGCGTAGGTGTAATACTTGGAGCTGTTGGAGGTCTAACTGCTCCACCTAATTGATAACTCTCGCTACGCTCCATTGCATTTGTTGTTGGAAATTCTTGTCCCATTTGGGCTACTTCTGCAATAACTTCAGCAAGATCAGTAACTTCTCCACCAACTTGATATTTTCCTTCCTTGTGTTCAGCATAAGCTTTTTTACGTGCAACACCAGTTTTACCCTTATAATGTTTTGGCATTATTATTTACTCCTTCTATTTCTAGCATCGGACAATGGTAAGTCTCCATGCTCATTAATGTATTCTAATGTATCTATCGTACTACGATTAACAGCATTTTTTTCTATTAATCCACCATATTCCATTTTTGAAACAATTTCATAATCTTCTGGATTTTCATTCAAAGCCAGCAAATCTTCTTCATGTTGCCCAGCAGCATTATTTACAGTTTTATTAATCATTATTTCTCCACCTTCTGCTACTAATGGAATACCACCTTCTTCATGACTCCTACCTTCCAACAGTCCACCAGTTTGTGCCTTCCTGCTCGATCCTTTCAAACGACTCTTCTCCTTTTTACCTTTATTGTTACTTGATGCTACAAATCCTGTAATTTCACCATTATTATGAGATGCATCTAAGTTATCACCATTTCCATATGTGCCTTTATCTCTATTGTATTTATTCAGCTTAGCACGATATGGTGACTTATCTTTCTGAAACTTCTCATATTCATCTTTATAATCTCTAGCCATAAAATCCTTTTTTTTAAATTTTAGCTTGTTAGGGGCAAGCCCTTTATACGACCTGCCCCACAGTAAGCAAAACTGTTAACCTTTATTTATTTAGGTTAAGCAACACTAAAGCCATCAATCACTTCGTTTCTAACTACAGAAATGTCTTTAAGCAACATAGCTGTGTCAGCATGATCTTTACCATGTATCCATACATAAGGAATCAAGGTATCACCACTGTCAGAAGTAAAAGAAGCTGTTGCACTTGGAGCTGCTTGAGCACCAGCACCAGCTACTTGATTTTGAGCCAACTTATAT